TCGCAAAAGTGTGAAACTCACACCTTCACAAGTAGCAATCGCTAAAAAATTGCGTGTGCCACTAGAAGAGTATGCAAGACAACTAAGACTCACGGAGGGAGAATAGCATATGAAAAACGAAGATAAAAAGACTTCCCGTGCGAGCCAGACAAGAGAAAAAACAACACGTAAGAAAGTTTGGACTCCACCATCGTACTTAGATACACCCAACGCGCCAACTGGATTTAGACACAGATGGGTCAGGGTAGAGATTCTAGGATACGTCGACACGAAAAACATACAAGGACGATTAAGGTCCGGGTATGAGTTAGTAAGAGCCGATGAATATCCAGAAGATGACTATCCAGCAATATCAGATGGCAAGTATGCCGGGGTGATCGGGCACGGAGGCCTTGTGCTGACAAGGGTACCTGAAGAAATCGCGAAGCAACGATCGAAGTATTTTTCCGATTTAGGAAAAGACCAGATCAAAGCAGTAGACAACGATTTAATGAAGGAACAGCATAGGAGTATGCCGATCGAAATTGATCGACAGTCTCGTACAACCTTCGGTGGTAGAAAACGTTAACTTTTTAACATTCAACCAACGAAATTTAATAAACGGCAAATAAAGAAGTTAAATCTTTATTTGCATAAGGAGAAAAACTATGGCTAACGCTTCAACAACTGGTTTCGGCTTGAAACCAATTAAAATGGTTGGTCAGTCAGATGAAAACATGGGTCTTGCAGAATTCCCTGTTGCAGCATCTTCAAGCGCTATTTACTTCCAAGATGAAGTTTGTATGGCGGCTACAGGATATGCAATAGTAGGAATAGCAGGAACTGCGCATGGATTGGGTTCGCTCAACGGCGTCTTCTACACTGATACAACATCGCTCAAGCCCACGTGGAAAAATTATCTGCCAGCCAGCATTACGGCTTCAGATATCCAAGCTCTTGTAAATTCTAATCCATTACAAATGTATGAAGTTAGAACTAATAACTCGAGCGCGTCGGCGCAAACTGATGTGGGGGATGTGGCTGATTTAAGTTATTCAGCTGGGGTAACTCCAAATTGGATCTCTAGAACAACTCTAGATGACTCAACTTTTGGATCACCTACTACTTCACGACAGTTAAAAGTAATCGGTCTGTCAAGGGATCCCGATAATCAAGACTTAACAGCGGCGGGAGTCGTTTGGAGAGTAATAATTATGGAAAACTTTGCACTGGCTGTAACAGGTATATAGGAGGATTATAAATTATGGCTATATCACGTAATCAACTAGTTAAAGAACTAGAGCCGGGTTTAAATGCACTATTTGGCCTGGAATATAAACAGTATGAAAATCAGTCCGCTGAAATTTATACTACTGAGTCATCTGACAGAGCTTTTGAAGAAGAAGTTATGTTGTCAGGTTTTGCAAGCGCTCAGGTGAAACCAGAAGGATCTTCTGTTTCATTTGACGTAGCACAAGAAACTTTCACAGCAAGATACACTAACGAGACAATTGCTCTCGCTTTTGCAATCACTGAGGAAGCTATTGAAGATAACCTGTATGACAAACTTGCTTCTCGTTACACAAAAGCACTAGCAAGATCGATGGCAAACACTAAACAAGTAAAATCGGTATTTCCTTTGGTTCAAGGGTTGCCTACTACAGACAACTACGATTCAGGAGATTCTGTTTCATTGTTTAGTACGTCTCACCCAACAATAGCCGGTGTATTTAAAAATACCCTGACTACTCAAGCAGACTTAAACGAAACATCGTTAGAGCAAGCACTGATTGACATTGCTGCGCTAACTGATGAAAGAGGTTTAAAAATTGCTGCTAGAGGTGTGAAGATGATTGTCCCTTCTGCTGGTCAGTTCACTGCTGAGAGATTGATGAAATCTCAAGGTAGAGTTGGAACTGCTGATAATGATATCAATGCAATCAAATCTATGGGTATGATTCCTTCAGGTTATAGAGTGAACAACTACCTAACAGATACTGATTCTTGGTACATAATCACAGATGTACCTAATGGGATGAAACACTTTGATCGCGCTCCATTGACTACTAAAATGGAAGGCGATTTCACTACTGGCAACGTTAGATACAAAGCTAGAGCAAGATACGTTTTTGGCGTATCTGATCCTAGAGGTATCTTCGGCGTTGAAGGTGCGTAATACTTAAAGAAAATTAATGGGGCGGCCTCAAAATCGCCCCATTTACTAAATAAAGATAGAAATTCACTATGAAAAACTTCCGAGTACAGATTCATGCTTACAACTATACAGCTGATTTTACTATTTCAGCTGAAGACACAGCTAAAGGTATTGAAAAATCAATCCTTGACAAGCTGGGAAAAAATGAGGTAAAGTTCGAATCTAATGGATTTACGAGGAAAGATCGTAAATGGATAACCTATGAGGAGGTTACAGATGACGGAAGACCTGTACACTACGAAACGGTCCTTGGAACTAGAGTGGCAACAAGAGCATCTGAAGGACGGCAAGCATAATATCCGGATGATTGAAATTAATAAAAAAATTCAGGATATTATTAAAGAGATCGTTGCCAAAGAGTTTGAAGCGGATACTCTTCAAATTAAAGTAAATGAGGCCAAGCCCGAAGTTTCGATAGCCACTTAAGCGCTGTCAAAAATCATACATTTCTGTAGGGATACCTTGCGCTGGACGCAAAAGTAAGCTATAAAAAATTACTAAGTTTTTATATTCATAAATTGGTCATTTTTTGCTTAGTAAAAATGGCTGGCGCTAGGAGGCGCTGATTATATGACAACACACTTTTCAAGTGGAGTAACAAACGTTAAAGGTAAAGGACTAGGTACTTCTTTATTTAGTGGTATCAAACAACCTTTAATAACGGGTGCAACTACCCCTGCTGAAGTCGCTTATCAAAATGACTTCGTAATATACAATGCAAGTGATTGGGATGTAACGTCTGGAGGAGCCTCAGACTATCAACTAGCAGACTATGCTGGTGGATGGTTGAGACTTGGAGACGACAATCCAGCTCATACTGAAATTACTGGTATTTCTAGTAAAGAAGTTTGGAATTATAATGCTAACAAGTTATGGTATTATGAAACTAGAATTGCAGTAACAGATGTAAGTGATCTCAATTTCTTTGTAGGATTTGCTGACGACGGATTTGTTGATCCGGCAACGGTTCCAACAGATTGTATTGGATTCTCTCATTTAGAAGCTACAACTACTATTCAGTTTTTATCTAGAAAAAATAGTGCAGGAACTTCCTTCACTATGTTAGAAGCAGGAAGTACTTATGCTCTTGCAGATTCAACTGTAGCAACGCAAGATGCAACTACTTTTGAGATGCCGGATAATGATGTTAGACTTGGTTTTATGTTTCAACCAGTAGGTTCTGGATATGGTAATACAGCTATTCAGTATCAGCTTTTCATCAATGGTACGGTTTCTGGAACACAAGCAGCAACAACTGTTCCTGATGATATTGCTCTCGAATTAAAAGTCTTTATTGAACATACAGGTACTAACGCTAATCAGGTATCTACCGATTACATTCAAACGGTTCAACAAAGATAATAAAATAATGTGAGCTCCTTCGGGAGCTCACGACTAAGGAGATAAAATTATGAGTGGTTATTCAGTAGATGTAAAAACTACACATCTTACAGGTTCAGCCGATATATTCGCAGGACCCGCTAGGGTTTTGGGAATTTATTATTGTAGTGAGGGAGCTCTAGGAACTATTGTAATTAGAGATGGTTCTGTAAGTGCAACTATTCTTGCTACATTCGATGTACCAATAGGATCAGCTAGTGTCGGAGAACCTGTAGTTTATCAAATTGATGTCCCAGGTAATGGACTTTATTGTCCTAACGGTGCTTATGCTCAGTTAACAGGTGGCGTAGATAAAGTTACAATCTTCTACGGTTAGGAGGACTTGTGGCTAACACTACTTCTCAATCATACACTTACGATAAAACTCTTCCGATTGATGAAATCATAGAAGAATCTTACGAACGTATTGGACTTCAAAACGTTTCAGGTTATCAATTAAAAACAGCTAAACGCTCTTTAAATCTTTTATTTTCTGAATGGAGTAATAGAGGACTTCATTATTGGGAAGTGGCTAATCAAGGTTTTACTTTGGTAGATGGACAAAATGTTTATACAACTTATCGATCTCCTCAAGATGGAACTTCTAACGGATTAACAACAACTTTATCTGCAGGCATTACTGACGCCGATACAGATATTCCTTTAACAGAAGTTAAAGATATGCCCGGTGCTAATGAAGGAGGAGGAACCATTACGGTTGATTCTGAAACGATTAGATATACAGGAAAATCTGCAGCTACAGGCGCGGCGAATCTTACCGGAGCGATTCGTGGATCTAATGGAACAACGGCAGTTCTTCATTTAATCTCCGCTGCAGTCACGCAACATGCGACTGGAATGGATAATATATTAGAGGTTAATTATAGAATCACTTCTACAAATATTGATTCACCTATGACCGAAGTGAGTCGATCTCAGTATCAAGGCTATTCTAATAAAAGTGCAAAAGGCACCCCTACTTCTTTTTTTATTCAAAGATTTATTGATCGAACAACTTTAACAGTTTATTTAACTCCGGGCGCAGC